GGTTATTCGCGACCACAGTTTTTTTCTAGCGACAGGCTTTATATATTTAGGTAATTGTTAGCTTATGGCAACGCAAAGAGATGTAGCAGAACACTTAGACCTATCAACTAAAAGTATCTCTGAATTAATAACAAAAGGCGTATTACCATCAAAAAAAGGTAGATCACCACTTAATATTGATGTTTGCAGACACGCTTACATCAGTTATTTGCGAAAATTAGCTGGTTATCACAAAAAAAGTGGTTCAGGCGACATAGCAGAGGAAAAAACACGCCTAACTAAGGCACAAGCTGATAAAGCAGAGCTAGAAGTGTCAGAATTAGAAGGTAAACTGATTCCAGCACCATTAGTACAAGATACATGGACTGATTTTGTTGCAAATGTACGAGCAAAGCTACTTGGCATACCATCTAGACTTGCACATCAGATGATTGCAACTGAAAACTATGCAGAAGCAGAAAAATTACTAAAAGATTGCATCTATGATGCACTTAATGAATTAGCAGATAATGGAATACCTACAGAATATGCAGATCGTGTTGAAAAACACGCATCAGACATTTAAACCACCACCTGATCTAAAGCTATCTGAATGGTCTGATCGTTACAGGAAGTTATCACCTGAATCTTCTGCTGAAGCTGGTCAATGGAATACCAGTAGAGCAGAGTATCAAAGAGAGATTATGGACACTTTCAATGATCCAAACATTGAGAGAATAGTTGTAATGACCTCATCACAAGTTGGTAAGACCGAAATAATACTAAACGCAATAGGATATTACATAGATCAAGATGCTTCACCGATCCTTGTTGTGCAGCCAACCTTGCAGATGGGGCAAGCATTTAGTAAAGATAGGTTGTCAGCTATGATTAGAGATACTGAAAAATTAAAAGATAAAGTAAAAGATGCAAGAAGTAGAGATAGTGGTAATACGACAATGCACAAGAAATTCGCAGGTGGTCATATTACTATTGTTGGCTCTAATTCTGCATCTGGTTTAGCATCAAGACCTATTAGAATTTTATTAATGGATGAAGTAGATAGATATGAACTTAGTGCTGGTAGTGAGGGTTCTCCGATTGCATTAGCAGTAGCGAGAACTAAAACATTTTGGAATAGAAAGATATTCATGTGTTCTACTCCGACAATAAAAGGACTTTCTGCTATTGAATCTGCTTTTGAAGAATCAGATAAACGCTACTACTATGTGCCTTGTCCTGAATGTGAACATAAACAAGTATTAAAATGGAAGAATGTTGTTTGGGAAGAAGATAAACCTGAAACAGCAGCTTATGCTTGTGAAGAATGTGGTTCAGTCATTGAGGAATCTAAGAAACAATGGATGCTTAAACATGGTGAGTGGAGAGCAACAAGTGAATCAAACAATACTGCAGGATTTCATATATCAGAACTTTATTCAGTTTGGAGTACATGGTCTCAAATGGCTACTAACTTTCTTGAAGCAAAAAAGAATCCAGAAACATTAAAGACATATTTGAATACAAGTTTAGCTGAAAGTTGGGAAGAACAGGGCGATGCAGTAGAGTATGACACTTTATTACAAAGAAGATTATCTTATGATAAAACTACTGTTCCTGAAGATGTGTTAGTTATAACAGCAGGAGTTGATACACAAAAGGACAGATTAGAATGTCAGCTGGTAGGTTGGGGTAAAAACTATGAAGCATGGGTGTTAGACTATAAAATATTTTGGGGTGATCCAAATGCTTACAATGTATGGCAAGAATTAGATACTTACCTGAAAAAAAGATTCAAAACTGAAACAAATAGAATAATTCCTATATCATCTGCTTGTTTAGATTCAGGTGGACATCATACAAATATGGTTTATCAGTTTACTAAGCCACGACAAGCCAGAAGAATATTTGCTATTAAAGGTTTATCACAAGCTGGTAAACCAATAGCTAATAGACCTACATTTGTTGGTAAAAATAAAGCTGTACTTTATGGTGTTGGTACTGATACTGCTAAAGAAGCTATATTTGCAAGGCTATCTACTAATCCTGAATCTACTACACTACACTTTTGCTCTGATTTAGATGAAGAATATTTTAAACAACTAACAGCAGAAAAAAGAGTTACTAAATGGATTAGAGGTAAGAAGTCTTTGATATGGAAGCAGATAAGACCTAGAAATGAAGCCCTAGATACTCTTGTTTACAATTTTGCTGCTATATATATTTTGAATCCAAATTTTGATGTAATAGAACAAAAGATATTAGTAAATGACTCAAAACCACAAAAAAATACACAAAGAAAGACAAGAAAAGGCATAAATAGACAAAATTTTGCTACTTCTTGGAAATAACAAGTATTTAACTTTTTAATATTGACAATACAGCAAAGAACCTTAGTGTTAGTAGTAGATTAATCTATAAATAAGAGAGGTTTTTACTTGTCTAACGCTTTTGATAGAGTCAATTACACCACTAAAGAGCCTAGTAAACTTGTGCTTGGAGATTTTTGGGCATGGCGTAGGGATGATCTTGCAAGTGATTATCCAGTAAGTGCTTATGCTCTGACTTATGAGTTTCACTTAGATGCTGGTGGTGGTGGCACAAAGAAATTTACACTTACTGCTACAGAAGCAGATGATACTTATTACATAGAAGCTGCTTCATCAAGCACCACCAGTTACGCAATAGGTGATTATATTTGGGAAGCATACATAACTAAATCTTCTGATTCTAATAGGGTTATGGTTGATTCAGGAAGAACAACCATTACAGAAAATTTAGCTAACACAAATGCTGATTTAAGAAGCCACGCTAAGATAGTGCTAGATGCAATAGAAGCTGTTATTGAAAATAGAGCTTCAATGGATCAATCTTCAATGTCTATAGCTGGTAGGTCTTTATCAAGAATGTCTATAGATGAACTTATGACATTTAGAGATAGATACAAAGCTGAATATCTAAAAGAAATAAAACTTGCAAGAATTAGAAACAAACAAGGTTCAGGTAATACTGTTAAAGTAAACTTTGGATCAACTCGAACAACTAATGTAACTGATTATTCATAATGGCTTGGTATAATAATATATTTGGTGGTAATAAAAAACCAAAAAGAAAATTCAAAAGAAGTTATACAGGTGCAAATACAGGTAGATTATTTGCTGATTTTATAACTAGCTCTACATCTGCTGATGCTGAAATAAAAGACAATATAAGGCTTCTAAGGGATAGAAGCAGAGAATTAGCAAGGAACGATCCATTTATTGCAAGATACCTAAACCTGATGGTATCTAATGTGATCGGAAAGCAGGGCGTAAGAGTTAGCTCCAAAGCAAGAAATGATGATCAATCATTAGATATTGGAGCTAACCTGCTTATTGAGAGATCGTGGAAAGAATGGAGTCAATTAGGAAACTGTACAGTAAATGAAAGACTTACATTTATAGATTGTCAAAAAATATTTATTGAAACTCTTTGTAGAGATGGTGAGGTTATTGTAAGAAAAGTTAAAGATAGTAGCTCACCATTTGGTTTTAGAATTACCTTTATTGAAGCAGATCATTTAGATGAGAATAAAAATGAAACATATCTTAAAAATGGTAACAGTATTAAAATGGGTGTTGAGCTTGATAAGGGTGGTAAACCAGTTGCATATCATTTATTTAAAAAACATCCCTACGATAACACTTATCCAAAGCCACAACAGGAATATATCAGAGTTCCAGCAGATGAAATAATACACGCCTATTTACCACAAAGAGCAGAGCAAACTAGAGGTGTATCATTTATAGCACCTATCATAGCTAATATGAAAATGCTCAATGGATATTATGAAGCAGAAATAGTAGCAGCTAGAGTTGGAGCTTCTAAGATGGGTTTTATAACTTCCCCTGATGGTGATGGTTATGTTGGAGATGGCGACCAAGAGGACACATTCAATCCTACAATGAACGCACAAGCAGGGGTGTTTGAACAGTTACCTGCTGGTATGGAGTTTACTTCTTTTGATCCAACGCATCCAACATCTGCATTTGAACCATTTACAACTAGCGTATTAAGAAGTATTGCATCAGGTTTAAATATTTCATATCACGCACTAAGTAATGATTTAACTTCTGTAAACTATTCAAGCATCAGGCAAGGTGCATTAGAAGATAGAAGTATGTATCAACTATATCAACAGTTTGTAATAGATCATTTTATAAATCCTATATTTAAATCATGGTTAGAAATGGCTATATCAACAGGTTATATAAATTTACCTATAGCAAAGTATGACAAGTTTGCTAGAGCTATTAGTTATATACCTAGAAGTTTTGCATGGATTGATCCATTAAAAGAAATGCAATCAAACATATTAGGTTTACAAAATGGTACTGTTACTTATGCTGATATATCTGCAAACTATGGTAGAGATGTTGAAGAACTATTTGAACAACATCAAAAAGAAGTTGAGTTAGCAAAACAATATGGAATTGAAATAGCTTATCAACCATTTGGAACTAAGCTACCAGTTGAAGCTAATATACTTGGTGGGGATGAAGAAGATGCCTAAACACAATCTAACAGACTTTCCAAACAAAGGTGATGATAAAAAAATATCTCTTAGAAATTCTGAATATCCACAATTTGATTATGACTTTATTGCTGGTGTCAAAGAAAATGATAATGATATATACAAAGCTGGTGGCAACATTAGAGGTAATGAAGCATTTAACTTATGGACAAAAGCTAGAGCAGGTGAAGAAACTGATGGTGTTCTAAGCTGGATAAAAGAGAGAGAAGCATGGGCAGCTAGACATTTTGGCGATGGTTCTCAGTTTAAGTCAGGTGATAAACCAGCAAGACCATCTAATATTGCAGGTGTAATAGCACAAATGAAGTGGGGTGTAATTGGTAATTTAGGAGAACAAAGAATGAAGGATGTTGTACTAGAAGCTATAAAATATAGAGAAGGTAAAGAATCAGGATCAGCAAGTCAGGCTCAACAAGATAGACAAGTTTCTGATGCTGTAGAAAAAGGACTAAGAGAAAAAGTAGAAAAACATAATGAAGAAGTAAATAATGCAGCTTCAAAAAGAACAACATATAGAACATTATTAACAGTTTTTGAAAGAGGGATTGGTGCTTATAAAACGAATCCAGCTTCAGTAAGACCTAATGTAAGCTCACCAGAACAATGGGCATACGCTAGAGTAAACAGCTTCCTGTTCGCTTTGCGAAATGGGAGGTTTCAAGGTGGGAAGCATGATACTGATTTGCTTCCTGAATCTCACCCTTTATCATCAAAAGAGGAAAAAGCTATGAAAGATAAAGAAGATAGACATATCCTTAATGTGAATGAAACTGATGATTCTGTAATCATAGAGTTTGCAAAGCACCACGAGGATAAAGAAGAGGAAATGGAAATGACTGATTCTGAAAGACCTTATCACGATGAAGATGAAGAAAAAGATAGAGAAAAGGATAAAGAAGATCGCAAGGTACTAGAAATGCCCTTGAAATTCAGAACCATTGATCTAACTAAAGCTCACCATATCGATGAAGAAAAAAGGACTGTTAGAATTGGTGTTTCAAGTGAAACTCCAGTAGAAAGAAGTTTTGGTATGGAAGTGCTAGGACATTCTGAAGATGAAGTAAATATGGAATTTATGCAATCTAAAACTGCACCACTACTATTGGATCACGATATGACAAAACAAATTGGTGTAGTAGAAGAATTTAAACTTGATGAGACAGCAAAAAGGACAACTGCTGTAGTTCGATTTGGTAGATCGGCTCTTGCTGATGAAGTTTTTAGAGATGTAGTTGATGGTATTCGCATGAATATATCTGTTGGCTACAGAGTAGATAAACTGGAACGACAAAACAAAGATGATGAAACTTTTTATCGTGCTTCTTGGACACCTATGGAAATTAGTTCTGTAAGTGTACCAGCAGATCAAAGCAGACTTGTTGGAGTTGGTCGATCTAAAGATAAACAAACATTAAACACAACAAAGGTGAAAGTAATGGAAAACGAAAAACAAGAAATTAATCTTGATGAAGTTAGATCACAAAGTGTTGATGAAGCAAGAAAAGAATTTCAAAGAAACTCAAAAGAAATTATTGATCTTGGTGTAAGACACAATAAAAGAGATTTAGCAAATCAAGCTATTAAAGATGGTGTTTCTGTTGAAGAATTTAGAGGACAGTTATTAGAAAACATTTCTAATGATGTTCCTTTAGAAACTCCCACAGAAATTGGTTTAACTGAAAAAGAGACTAAAAGATTTAGCATCATGAGAGCAGTAAATGCTATGGCTAATCCTACAGATAGAAAAGCACAAGAAGCTGCAAAATTTGAATTTGAATGTTCAGAAGCAGCACAAAGAGCTTATGGAACTACAGCACAAGGCGTTATGCTTCCTGATGAAGTTTTAAGAAACTGGAATCAGAGAGATTTAAACGCTTCTGATGATTCAAATCTTATTGGTCAAGACTATAGAGCAGGTGATTTCATAGATGTTCTAAGAAATAACTCTGCTGTTATGCCAATGGCAACTATGCTTAATGGACTAAGTGGCGATGTAAAAATCCCAAGAAAGACTGCTGCTTCAAGTGCTGCATTCATTAGTTCAGAAGGTGGTGCTGCTGGTGAATCAGAATTTACAGTTGGTTCTGTAACTATGTCGCCAAAAACTCTAGGTGCATTTACTGATGTTACTAGACAATTAATGATTCAATCATCTATTGATGTTGAAAACTTAATTAGAAATGACTTAGCACAATCTATGGCTATTGCAATTGATGATGCTGCTCTCGAGGGAAGTGGCTCTTCAGGTAATCCTACTGGGATAACCAACACAAGTGGTATTAACTCGGTATCACTTTCAAGTGCTGCTGCACCAACATTTGCAGAAATGGTTTCAATGGAAACTGCTGTAAGAGTTGATAATGCTTTACTTGGTGATTTAGCTTACATAGTGCATCCAACTAACTATGGCACTTTGAAAACTACTGAAAAAGCAACAAACACAGCACAATTCATAGCTGTTAATGACGAAATAAATGGCTATAAAGTCATAGTTTCACCACAATTAACTGCTAATAATTATGTATTTGGTAACTTTGATGACTTACTTGTAGGTATGTTCGGTGGATTAGACATTGTTGTTGATCCGTTCTCAAACTCAACTTCAGGTACAGTCAGAATAGTAGCTTTACAATCAGTCGATGTAGCTGTTAGACACGCAGTTTCATTCTGTGCTGCTAGTTAATGGTACTTAGTACAAACAAAATGGGTGGATTAATTTCCACCCATCTTAATAAAGGTGGAAAAATGAAATATTTAATTTTACAAGATACAGTAGCTAACAAAGAAAAAGTAAAAGCAGGTGATATAGTAGAGCTTCCTATTGATGAAGGAAGATCACTTGTTGGTTATGGTAAAGCTGAAGAATATAAAGGCAAACCAAAAAAAGAAACAAATAGAAGTGTTGGTTTAGAAAAATCAGAAACTAAGGTCAAAAAAAGAAGTAAGTAAAAATGGCTATCGAAAGTGCTAGAGATTTTACTTCTTTTCTTGATGCTACAACAGGGCATGGAGTAACTGGCACTTATTTTGAAACTGGTAAACTATTTGATGACTTTCCTTTAATTGATACTTTAGGACTAATAGATGATGGTTCTTCAGTATTAATAAATCTAATTATAGATCAACCTTATGTCAGCATTGAGGGAGAATCTATATCAGTTGAGGGTTTTCAACCTACTGCAATTATAAAATCTAGCGATGCTCCTGATATTGCACAAGGAGATAAATTAGTTGTTGATGCAATTACTACAAATAAAGGTAGCACTCTTACGCAAGAAACAACTTTTTTTATTAAAACAATAGAACCTGATAATACAGGTTTTGTTAGTGTTGTATTGGAGAAACAGTAATGTCGCAATATAGACTTGAAACTGAAGAAGATATGTCTGCTTACTTAGATATAAATTTTGGTCATGGTGTTACTGCTGAATTTACTAATAGTAGTGGCTCTGCTTCAACTATAAACATAATTATAAATAATGAATATGTAGAACAAGTTGAAGGTACAGGTGTTGAAGCGTTAAAACCTATAGCATATTGCAGAAGCATTGATGTACCAAGTATTGCATTTGGTAATACTCTAAATGTATCAGCTATCAAAGATGTTGATGGTAATACACTCAAAGCAGCACAAAATTATACTATTGTAAATATTCAATCAGATCGTACAGGTTTTTCTGCATTGATGTTAGAGGAAATATAATGGCTAACCATATTAGACAGCAGATTAGAGAAAGAGCAGGTACAGTTCTTACAGGACTTACAACAACTGGAAGTAATGTTTTTGAAACTAGGATATATCCTTTATCAAATACAAACTTACCAGCTTTAGCAATTTACACAAAAAACGAAACATCTGAACCTATTGTTATAAGTACAAATAGACTTATGAGTAGAGAACTAGAGTTAGTTGTTGAAGTTTATGTAAAACAAACAAGCAATTTTGATGATGAAGTTGATAAGATTTGTAAAGAGGTTGAGGTTGCTATTAGTGCTGATACAACACTAAATGGTCTAGCAAAAGACTGTTTTTTACAATCAACTGAAATAGAATATAATACAGAGGGAGAACAACCACTAAGCTATGCTGTTCTTACATTTTTAACTAACTACTATGTCCAGGAGACTGCTCCTGATGTAGCAGTTTAACGAGGTACAATTATGAAAATGATTTCACCAAATGGTAAAAGTTCAATAGATGCACATCCTGATAGTGTTGAGTATCTAAAGAGTAAGGGTTGGAAAGAAGAAGCAATCCCATCGAAAGATAAACCTAAATCTTCTTCTAAACAAAACGAGGAATAATTATGGCAACACATCTTGGAAAAGAAGGTACTGTTCAAGTTGGCTCTAATGCTATTGCTGAAATAAGAGGTTTTAGTATAGATGAAACTATCGATGTAGTAGAAGATACAAGTATGGGAGACTCTTCAAAAACATACTTAGCTTCTATAAAAGACTTTAGTGGATCAGTTGATGTTCTCTATGATGAAACAGATACAAATGGTCAAACAGCATTATCTGTTGGTTCATCTGTAACATTAAACTTTGCACCTGAAGGTACAGATAGTGGGGATGTCAAACTAACTGGTACTGCTATAGTAACTGGTAAATCTGTTACTTCATCTTTTGATGGATTAGTAGAATCTACTATTACTGTTCAAGGTACTGGTGGTTTAACTACTGGAACTTATTAATCATGAAAGCTATTGAGAGAGCTAAAACGCATTTTGCAGAGCAAGATGTAAAGGTGATTAAAGTGCCTGAATGGGGTGAAGAAGATAAGCCTTTAGAAATTTACAGTAAGCCATTAACGCTGAGTGAAACTTCTAAACTTTATAAAATGAGTAAGAATGATGATCTTACGATGATGGCTTATGTTCTTATCTATAAAGCACTTGATGAAAATGGAGATAAATTATTTACATTAGATGATAAAGGTTCTTTATTAAATAATGTAGATCAAGAAGTATTAGTTAGAGTAGCAACTCAAATAATGGGGCAAGAACCTATTGAGGAAGTTAAAAAAAACTAATAGAGGATGTTAATTTATATTCGCAATATGCACTAGCAGAAAAACTAGGCAAGACTTTACAACAGTTGCAAAAAATTAGCATCCAAGAATATCAAGGTTGGATAGCATACTTTGAGTTAGTAGAAGAAAGGCAAAGGAATAATGGCAAATAAAAAGATACAATTTAAACTGACTGCTGTTGATAAAACTAAAGCAGCTTTTGATAAAGTTTCAAGAAGTTTAAAATCAGTTGGTGGTGGTGCTGTAAAAGCTGCAAAGCTAATTGGTGGTATTGGTTTAGCTGCTACTGGTGTTGCAACTGCTATAGCCTTATTAGCAAAAAAATCATTTGATTTTATAGATACTCTTGGTAAAACATCTTCTAGGACTGGTATAGCAACAACAACTCTACAAGCATTTCAATTAGCTGCTATTGAGTCAGGAACTACTGTTGAGCAAACACAAAAAGGTTTAGAAAAATTTGCTAGATCAATTGGCGATGCTGGAAGAGGTTTAAAAACACAAGCAGATATATTCAAAGATTTAGGTGTAAGCATTAAAAACTCCGATGGTTCACTAAAAAGTTTTGAAAATATACTTAAAGAAACAGCAGAAGGATTAGGTACATTAGGTTCTGAAGCAGAGAGAGCAACAGTATTAGCTAATTTATTTGGTAGAGCAGGTATACAATTTAGCGAAATATTTAGAAATGGATCAGAAGGTCTTGATGGATTTATTGATAGAGCAGAGAAGCTAGGTATTATTTTAGATGAAAAAACAATAAGAAATGTTGAAAAATTTAATGATACTGTTTCAGTAATAGGATTACAGTTAGGTGCTGTAAAAAATCAAATCTTTGCTGCTTTTGTTCCAGCATTACAAGCTATTGCTACTGAATTATCAAATACTCTTACTTCTGCTAATGAAGCATCAGGTGGTTTTCAAAATTTAGGTGTTAAAATTGCAGTTGGTGTTTTAGAAGGATTAAAGCAATTTAATATAGCTGTAGCTGGTTTATTTGATGGATTAGTTACTTTTGGTATTAATATACAAGGCACTTTTGCTGTGGTGCGAAAGTCTTTACTTGAAACACAATTATTTACATTACAGGTGAGACAATCTTTATTTGGATTATTTACAGATTTAGGTGCTGAAATAAACATAGCAAAATTTAATCTAATGAAAGTAAATGATGAAATTTTTACTTTAGCTGAAAGTAAAGATGATGTAGGTTCACTTATAGAAACAGCAAAAAGATTCAATATGACACTTGATGAAATGATTTCAAAGATATTACAAGGTGGAGAAGAGTTTGTAAAACTAGGTGAAAATGGACAAGCAGGACTTACAAACTTACTATCACCATTAGAAAAATTTAATTCTCAACTCGCAGATGTAAAAATGAATTTAGAAAATGTGGTAGTAGCTTCTATGAAAAAATTTGAAGATACAATTATAGATGGACTAAAAAATGGTAAGTTGGAGTTTAAAGCATTTGCAGATTTTGTTGTAGAACAACTGTTAAGAATTGCTATACAGCAAATGTTGATAAAACCTATAACAGGTAGGTTTGAATCTTTTTTTGAAGGTCTTAGTTTTGATGGTGGTGGTTATACAGGTAGTGGTTCAAGATCAGGTGGTATAGATGGTAAAGGTGGTTTTCCTGCAATATTACATCCAAACGAAACTGTTATAGATCATACTAAAGGACAAGGTATGAGTACTACAGTCAATTTCAATATCTCCACTGTAGATGCTACAGGTTTTGATCAACTTTTAGCATCAAGAAAAACTTTAATAACAAGCATAATAAATAATGCTATGAACAATCAAGGCAAAATGGGAGTTGTATAATGTCAGGTGCTTTTCCAACCGATCCATTATTTAGAGCTTTAAACTTTCAAGATAATAGACCAACTTTACTTAATCAAACATTATCAGGTAAAAAACAAGTAAGACAAATTGGATCTCAATATTTTTCATTTACAGCACAAATGCCACCTATGCAACAAGAAAAAGCTATGGAAATATTTGCATTTCTACAAAAGCAAAAAGGTTCTTTTGAAGATTTTACAATACAAGCACCATTAGATAATCTAGGTGCATCAAAAGCAGAAACAGATATACTTGTTAATGGATCACATACTGCTGCTGATGGATCAATAGCATTAGATGGTTTTGCTGCAAGTACAACAGGTGCTTTAAAAGCAGGTGATCTAATAAAGTTTGCAAATCATACAAAAGTTTATATGGTGCAATCAGATATTGATTCTAATTCAAGTGGTGAGCTTACTGTATTAATATCACCAAACTTAGTAGCTGCTCTAGCAGATAATGAAGCTGTAACTGTAAATAAACCAAGTTTTACTGTATATCTTGAAAATAATGAAATTATGTATTCAACAGATGCTAGTGGTTTATATACTATTTCATTTGATGTTAGAGAGGTTATTAGCTAATGCCTAGAAGTTTATCTGCTGGTTTACAAACTCAAGTATCATCTTCTGCAACTAAAACGGCTTTTTTAGTTGAGCTTAATTTATCATCAACAGTAAGACTTACTGATTATTATACTGATGTTACATTTGATTCAAATACTTATACTGCTGGTGGTTCTTTTGTAACAGTAGATTCAACCTCTGAAACAGGTCAGTTACAGGTTGATGAAGTCAATATTGCATTTTCAAATATTACAGATCAAGTAAGAACATTAGTGCAAAGTGGTGAATTTACAGATAAAACAGTAGAGATTTATTTAGCATACTTTGATACAAATGAATCAATTGTAGGTGCTATAAATTATTTTACTGGACAAATAAGAAATGTATCTATAAAAGAAAACATAGATGATTCTACTCTATCTCTTGTAGTAGCTTCACATTGGGCAAATTGGAATTTGACAAAAGGTAGGCATTTTTCAGATGAATCACAACAAACTTTTAGTAGTGGTGATAAAGGTATGGAATTTGCTACACAAGTTAAAGAAGATGTTAGGTGGGGTATGTAATGGTTTCACCTACATTTTTTCAAAAAATTAAATGGTTTGTATCAGCAGTAAAAGCAACAAAAGCATTTAAAGCTGTAAAGATTATAGGGACACTCGCTGTTTTAGCAGTTGGTGTAAAAGGTTTTTTACAAGCAAGACAAATGTTGGCACAAGGTCAAGATATACTTGCTAACAAAACATCTGCTGGTGGTAAATTACCAGTTATATATGGTACTAGAAGAGTTGGTACACAAATAATTTACATGGACACTAATGCAAATGATTCAAGAGATTTGTATGTTGTGTATGCTTTAGCTGTTGGAGAATGTGAAGAAATAATTGGTAAAACAATTGAACTAGATGGTAATCCACTTACTGATTCTGCTAGATTTAGAGATGGTGGTTATATTGGTTCAGATAAAATAAGTTCAGGTTCAGGATCATTAAATACTGTTTCTCAAAATGGTACAGGAATTGATGCAGGAGCAGGTCAGTTTGGGACTTCACCTACAGCGAAGTATAGATATGTTTTTAATTTACATCATGGAGCAGCTTCACAAACTGCTGATCCTATGCTTGTTGCATCTATGTCTAATTGGACTACAGCACATAGATTAGATGGTGTTTGTTATATAGCAGCACATTATGGTTACGATAAAGAAGGTATTTGGTCAGGAGTACCACAACTAACAGTACAAGTTAAAGGTAAAAAAGTTTTTGATCCTAGAGATGGTACGCAAACATTTGGAACAGTATCAACCTACAAATGGTCTGATAATCCTGCATTATGCTTTTTAGATTACATTACAAATACTGAATATGGTAAAGGCTTACCTATAGCAAAAATAAATACAACTACATTTTCTTCTGCT